CCTAGTTTGGTCATACACATAGCCGTACCTTCATACAGCATTTCTATGTCGGCCTCTGCTTTTGTGATCTTACGTAGGCAATATGCATTGGCTAGTAGACTGATCAGCAGGATACCTTCTATTACGGTCATTTACGCTCCTGTTGTTGTATTAATGCTTCTAGATACCATCGGGCTTTCTTAAGGTCTTCCACACCATTCTTGTATCGCCATCGGTGTAAATACTTTGCTACATTCCCACGGTAGTATCCTATTAGTTCTTCGTCTGTCAGGAAGTCCTTGATGTACTCAATACACTCAATAGCACCAGTACCATAGTGTGCAGGATTATTTACGTTGTCACGTTCCTTAGATCGTTGTCGTTCCTCTAAAGACATTGGTGTTATCATAGGTGCTTCGCTCCATTCATTCATAGGTTCTCCTTCATAAATACCTTTACCCACTGTGCGCAGATGTCGGATCGTATAATGTCGTCTATACCAAATTCTATAATTGGTACAGGCAACATATGCTTCTTTGCTAGGTGAATAACTTTAGACAGACCATCAGCTTCTTTCAGGTCTGATTGTTGAATATCACCATTAAGCACAATAGTAGTATCTTCTCCCACTCTTGTCAACAACATCTTCAGTTCATGTGTCGTTATATTCTGTGTTTCATCGACAATTATGAAGGCATTATCGAAGCTACGCCCACGCATAAGTGCAAGAGGTGCCATTTCAATGTTTCCATTCTTTATGCCAGTTTCCACTGCCCCCTTACCTAAGTGTTTCTCCAATACGTCTAATACAGGTAATGCCCAAGGCATTGTCTTTTCCTGTAGATCACCCTTAAGAAAACCTAACTCTTTACCTACGGCAACGTGAGGTCTTGTGATGACGATTTTATCAATCTCTTTCGTCGTGTAGAGGTCGGCAGCATAAGTTGCAGTAACATACGTTTTCCCAGTACCTGCAGGGCCAAGAATAAAGACCTGCTGATATTCCCTAAGTGCATCTAACAATTCCTTTTGTTTTGTTGTTTTAGGTAACAACCCAGATGTTTTCTTCTGGGCTGCTCCTTTATATGTTGTTTTTCGTCGGGATCGTTTTGGCTTTTCGGGAAAATCATCCATCCAGTTGTACTAGCTCCGCTGATGTAAATGGGATATGAAAGAACTGCTCCCCTTTACGAATGTACCTACCTTTGGCTGTACCTAAACTTTCTTGGGTTAGTAGTGTATCCTTGATACGCCACGCTTGTTGTAGGTCTTTACGAAATACATAAAAGTTAAGAACACCATTCTTTCCCTCGTACTTGTCTAGGAGCCTCTGTTTGCGTTCAGGGATGCGTATTTCAGACCAGTGGGTAGGCCAGTCCCCATCCCAAGCTACCTTAACCTCTGCCTCGTTAAAATAAGTGTAGCCATCCTTCTGAGATACGACATCAACAAAGTAATCCTCTTCAGTGTTTACAATCGTGTGTCCTTTACTTTTGAGTAACGACACCAATGCATCTTTAGCAGGTTCATCATAAGCCTCATATAAAGCCCTATTAAAACTCTTTCTTACCTTTGTCATCTAGCCACTCTTTCAATTCTGTGTACCCACCAACATGAGTACCTTTCGGGTTAAAGATTTGAGGAACAGTTGTTATGCTAGACCTCTTAAGTAGATACAACAACCAACTGCTACTTTTAGATTGTATGTTGTATTCTGTATATGGTAATCCATGTCCTTTTAACAAGGCTTTGGCATCATCACAAAAGTTACACTGATCACGAGTTATTATTACGTACATCTTTTCTCCACATTAATTCATGTAGTAATTTCTTCTGTTCATACTCTGACATTATTATCCAGTCTCTTATTTCGTCGGTAGACCTCTTGCACCCTATGCAAAAGCCATCATCATCTAGACGACAGACCTTTACACAGGGTGAAGGTACTTGACCTACGTCAGGTCTACGATTTCGCATGAATCACCAGAACATGCCATTGTTTGCATACCTGCTGTATTGTCCTCTTTCTCATAGTCCGTTAGTTTAGACCAATCAATATCTGTCGGCATTAACGACAACAAAGTCTCATAGTCTGATTTGTCGCAGTCCTGATAAGGGGCTTGCTGATATGTATGGTCACTGTGCGGTAGGAATGATACACCAGACATTTCATCAAAGTGTTCAAACACAAATGCACCTACAGATACCCATTCATCATCACGAACTGACACAGTAATGCTAGGTTTATGTTCGCACCAGTGTCTCTGATACGTAAGCCATGTTTCTAGTTGTTCAATAGCTGTCATATCGTTACGTGTTGTTGCACCTGCAGGAGCTTTCTGTGGGAAGCTGAACACTGTTGTCGTGTCACCCTTCATCACACAAGGCTCATTAGGTACACCCTGATCAATCAAGAATTGTGTAAGTGGGTCTTTATTGTCGCCACGCACTGTACGGATGTAATAAGGGCTGTGACGAGCATGTATCCCACTAGCAGAATCAACAAGTTGGGAGACAGTGCCAGAAGGTTTGACACAAGTGATAGCAGCAGAAGTAGGGATACCAAGACGTTCAGCCCATTCAGCATTAGTAGAGATAGCGACATTTTTTAGATGCTCCAGTGTTTTAGCTAACCCAGCATTTGCACTGGTCATTAGCGGATTGTCCATGATGCCTGTTAGACTTACACCTAGCAGACGCTCTTCTTCCGTATTGTCTGTCCAATCCTTGGATAGGTACGGAAACTTTGTATAGGTAGATTGGATCGTACCTAAGATAGTCGCATATTTTACCTTGCGTTCTATGTCTTCAATACTGTCAGTAGCACGTATTACGCACTCAGTAAGGTTGCAAAACTGCGCATTTTTCAAGATGATCTCACTGCAAGGATTCGTCCCGAAGTCACTGTCTGGATTACGACGACCATTCTTTGCAGCTTGCTTCTGTGATGCCTGACGATTAAAGATACCTCGTTCACCTGATTTACTTTCGATCAGTGCTGTCCACTCACGCATGAATGTCTCTGCATCTGGCTTATCAGTGTAAGCGACAGAGTTGTTAGCCAATGCACGGTGTCCATAGTTTTCCCACCATTGACCTGACTTAGCATGACGCATCTTGTCGTCTGACAGGTTAGACAAACTAATCATAGCACTACGGCGTACACCACCTACAACAACAATCTCACCGATCTTACACATGATGTCGTGACACTCAATAGATGTCAGCTTACGTCCTGTAGCATTTAAGAACTTATCTACAGTGAAGTTGAACAAGTCTACCAAAGGTGCTGGCCCTGATGCACGACCACCGAAGGTCTTTAGTCTAGCACCTGCAGGGCGTACTTTAGATATGTCCCACTTAGGAATCTCACCTGACCATAGTAGAGCTAGTAGTTGACGATATGCTTTAGCCCAACCTTCTTTACTGTCCTTCACTACGATTGTTGTCTCAGACTTAAATATCTTCTCTGGTATTTCTGGTAGCTTCTGGATATACTGTCGTTCAACAGAGAACCCTACCCCTGTACCACACAACAGGATAAACATAGCTTCATCAAAGCGTTTAGGCTTGTCTACAGCTACGTAAGAACAGTTGTACATACACGTATTGTCTCGTGCTGCTGCTGGCCCTGCGGTCATCATAGATCGCATAGATGGCATAACCTGTAGGTCTAAGATAGCATCACGAATATCTTTGATGTAACTGTCTTCACCTGTTAGGGGTTTAACGATATTGTCGATATATCGGTCAACTGTCTCTGACCAAGTTTCACGCTTTTCGCCAGTCCAACGTGCATAACGTGATAGTGCAATAAAGTTTTGATAGGGGGTAGGGAGCATATTATTCATTCTTGTTCGTTTCCTCGTCCACGCATTGTTTTGTCTTCACCTAGCCATACCAGACGGTCAATGTCTGCACGACTAATTCCTATGTCATTTAGTTCCTTGTCGCTTAAAGAATTAAGCTGTTTGATTGTATTACGATGTTCTCGCCAAGTTGCTATATAGTTTAGAAACCGCCAGAACCATGTCATACCTGTCTTTTTCTTACTCACTTACATCTCCAAATTTATACTCTGTTAGTTCATCTTTTTCATACTTGATATGATCCTCTATAAAATCATACACTACTTGCAGGTCTAACTTAGCTGCTGCACAGTAGAGTACCAACTTTAAACCCTCTTCTTGCAACAACTTGGCACAATTATTATCAAGGTGGAACTGATAGGTTGCACTGCCATCTTCGTGTTCTTCTACAGTCTCTACACCAATCATGCCAGTCATTACCTTTTGTCTCCATTCCCACTAATGACCCCACGTTGTTTGCGGTCTTGTAGTTTCTTCAAGTTAGCTGCAGCAAGGTCTGACATACTTACGTTTAAGTCACGACACAATGCAGCAATATACCATAAGCAATCACCTACTTCATCAGCAATAGCTGCACGATCAAACTTACCATCACGTAATATCTTCTTTACCTTGTTGGCTACCTCACCTGCTTCTGCCGCTAGTCCTAACGCAGGGTAGATAACTTGATGTTCATGCTTGTAGATAGCTGTCTGCGCTGCTGCAGCTTGATACACATTCATGTCCATTTCTGTCTGACTGAAGTATTCAAATGCTTCTATATCTTCTTTGCTGATCAATGTATCATTCCTTCCGTTGTTCCTAAGTTTATAGCTGCATATTCTGCAAAGGCTAGAAACTCTTCTTCACTTACTGTTTCGTCTTCCTGACATTTTGACATAAGCAAGTATGTAGCTTTTCGTCGTAGCCCTTCTACATCTTCTTCTTGCTTTATCATCTCGAAGAGTTCCATATAGTCTAATAGTGGCATCACATAAGCCTTCCATAAAATTTAGTCGGGCCTTGATCGTTCTGATCGAATAGATACCAACAACAGTTGTCCTTACCTGTATGCTTTGAACCTTCTATCCACTTAACTCTACCAACACTGACAACTCTGGAACAGTATGTCATAAGTCTAGCTGACTGTTTAGTGTGCATCCAATCTGCATCGAACAACAACCAAGTGGGACATATGTCGATCCATGTCTCTATGAACTGATGTAAGAAGTTACGTTCCCACGGTGGGTTAGTAATACAGAAGTCCATCACCTCATAGCCACCAAAGTCAATATCAAGAGCGTTATGCTGAACAATGTCAGGATGTCGTGGTTCAATGTCGCAAGCATATATACAAGTCCCATGTCCATCTGTAAGATCGTGTACATGTTGGATTAACCGACCATCTCCTGCACAAGGCTCAACAAAGTCGAAAGTCTCCTGCGGAAGATGGTCGATCAAAGGTGCAACGGCCTCTATTGGTGTCGGGTAATAATCTCTTTCAACACGTTCAAAGTTAGACCGCTTGCCCATTACTTTCTCCACTTACTTACAAGTTCCATATAGTGTTCCAGACCAACCATAACAACCCACTCTTTTCTATCCCCACGGAAGAAAACAACAGGTTCATACTGACCGCCTTGCTTTGCCTGTTCAATCCAGTCGTATACGGTTGCTAGGCTCTTTCGTCGCTTCACTTCTATAGACAGGGGAAGAAGGTCTCGTGCCTTTGGAGACAGTTGTATATCTTCCCCTGACTGACCCATAGCAGTAGAACGAACATCATCAGGTTCAAGTTCAGGGAACGTCTTAAGGATAGTATCCCTGATCTCTTGTTGTCCTAGTCGTCCTTTTGCTTTACTGCTTCGGGCGGTTGCCATAGCTCTTGCTCCCTACGTCTAAGCCAAAGAAGTCTGGCATTTTCTATTACACGGTCAATGTCACCATTGTATGCATCTATACATTTCTGCCACAAGTCCTGTTCTGTTTCTGCACCATCAAGTATCTTATCAGCTTTTACAGGGCCAACCTTATAAAGACCTATGATATTATCTGCTGCATCACCAGTTAAGATTTGCTTATAGAAAAACTTAAGTCCTGACCATTCGTCTACGTCTGACCATTCGCCACGACCAAAGTTAAAATGCCTACACGGTATCTGTAACATATCTTTGTCGATAGATGCTACAACCGTGTCACTGCCAAGTCGGGTTGCTTCTATTGCTATCAGGTCATCAGCTTCTTCTCCTTCACTTACGATTGCATTATGTTTATCCACTAGATACTGCCTCACTTGCGGTAGGTGTAATGGTTTAGCTGCATCCTTACGGTTTCCCTTATAGATATGTGTCTTTGCTACATCATGTCTAAAGTTCCCTTTACCTGTCAAATACACCTTGTAATCATTAGGTGAAGGGAACACTAGAGTTTCCTGCAGGATGTATTGGATAAGCTCTTCTGCCTTTTCCTCTGCATCTTTAGGTAACTTGTCTTGAGTAGCAAAGGCTGCTCTATAAGCGATAATATCACCGTCGATCAGCACTTTGCCAAATGCCATTAGAAGTCACCCCAGACCATACTGCCATCGTCCTTCTCAAACCCTACGGCCTTAACGTAGGTGAAGCCCATAGCTACAGCAAAGTCTGTGAACAGGTTAGCTAACTGATAGATATCTTCAACGTCCTCACGATAGATTGTGATGTTACCGTTGTAACCATCCTCTTCTGCATCAGCAACCGCTTCTAAGTTTACATTCATTAGGCTACCTCAGTCCATGCACCGATGCTGCTAGTTTCTGCAGGTTCATAGGCTACATGATCTGTAACACCGATAGCGTTCATACGAACACCTGAACCATTAGAGTAAACATCAAAGATGACTTTAGCTTTTGTGCCATTACCTAACGGCCCATCATCCTCAAAGCTCCACCACCGTTTATTATCCTCACCTTGTGTAAGGTCAACGACAGCAATAGGCCCACCATAGTTTACCTCAACAGGCTTACCTTTGTTGTCGGTAAAGGTTTTGATGTTGTCAGAAACTGACCGCTTCATCTTCATGTACTTACCGATGCCAAATTCTGCATCACCATCAGCAATACGTTGACTACCCATGGGGCTTGGGTTTAAGCCCTCTGACAATAACTTGTCGATGTCTTCTTCATTAGTGAAGTATGCGTTCATTACATACTGACCACCTTTGTCTGCAATTTGCTTTGCAATCGTATTCCCATTCGGGTCTCCCATATCTGCATTTTCTGGGAATACTTTAGCATATTGTAAGACCATTTCCATTTCATATCGTGCCATATGACATTTCCTTTCGTCGAGTCTGGTAATTATATATAAGTGCTTTTTTCGCAGTTTGTAACACTAAAGTAGAAATTTATTTTCTAATGGATGTCTGCATATGTTCTTCCGAACTGTGCATCTATCCCAAGTGGTACATTTAGTTGGATTTCTTCGTTTACTTGGTCGATTGCCATAGTCATAATATTTTCTTCTTTGTCCTCATTCCCCTCTTCTACTAAAGTTATAATTTCGTCGTGGAACTGACCGATAGTCTTTAGTCCCATACCACGACATCCCTTAACCCAACTGTCGAAACAGAATACACCTGTACCTTGATTTAGTGTACTGAAACGATCCTTGTCAGACCGTAAACTGTACCAGAATTTAGATACAGGATTCTGTACCCAAGCAGAGCCAAATAGTTCACGAACACGTAGACCTTCTGCCACCTTCTGTACTGACCAGTTACGTGACCAAAAGGCATCTAGCAGTGTCTGTGCCTCAGACTTGCTCATACCTGTCTCACGAGCCAGTTTAGCGGCTCCTACACCATACGTAGCACTGTAGTTTACCACCTTGTAGTTCTTACGTAGTGCCTTAAGGCTACGTTCACCTGAATTGTGTTTGTCGATGTCGTCTTGTGTAACAACACCTGCGTGTTTAGCAAGGTCAAGGTGCGGGTCAAACCCATCCTTAGACATTTCAGCGACATAATCAGGGTCTAATGGTTTCATGTAGTGTCTCTTTGTCGTATCCTCTAACGATGTCATATCAGCACCGCACAGAGTGTAACCTTCAGGTGCAGTTAGACACCCTCTGATTTCTTTTCCGTAGGGTTTATCAACCGATGGCAAGTTGACCAATGGTCGGGCGTGACGAAAGCGTAGGGTGTTAGTGAACCCTGCAACAGTTGCTTGCACGTATCCATCGTTCTCTGTTTCGACCATTGATCTAAGAACTCCAATACGATGAGAAAGAACAGAGAGGCCATCAAGCAAACTAATAGCAGGTTCTTGTTCAACCAGTTCACGTACTGAGGGACAGAGTTCTCCGTCTTTCCGTACTTGTTCCAATTTCCGTTCATCACCAGTTACCTTATCCTTTAGGTATTTGAAGGTACGAGGCTTCCACCCCAAAGAAAAAAGCCAATCTTTGACCTGCTCCACACTATTAGGATTTGCTCGTTCTTCTCCTGTTTTGACCACCATAGACAATGTAGAAATCGGTTGGTGTTCTTGCTTGCATAACTGAACCCATTTTTCGCCGTGACTAGAAAGTGTACCGTCTTTTTTGTACATGACTTTCGGTTTTGTCTTGGTAGTAAATAGATTACGTTTTGGCATAGCATCAGCCAAGGCTTCTGTCTTTTCATGCTTTAGGTCTTCCCATTCCTGTAGATGGGCTTTTGCTTTCTCTACATCTAATTTCCATCGTAGGGTCTCCTGTTCTCTTGCACAATCCATCTTGAACATGAGATAGTCAATAAAGCGATCTTTCTCTCCACTGTCCTGATACAGTTTGTTCAGCTTCAAGTCCAAGTCACGGTGTAACCTTGTGTTGATCTTAACGTCCTCATTACAGCGGTGGGCATACTCTTCGGGTGTTAGGGTATTCCAGTCCTTAATAACTGGTTTAGGCACTCCATAGTCCTCTCCGTAGCCCTCAAGCCCATGTCTCATACGATCATGGTTTAGATACCACGACAAAGGTAGAGTGTCGATCAGACGAGACTTTACTTCAATGCCTAACACTTTTTCCACTGCAGGGATGTCAAACCTGATGATGTTGTGACCAATCAGTGTAGGTGCTTCTGTAAAGAAGATACGCATAGCCTCATAATCATGGGTATGATGCACATTTCCATCGTCCCCCATCCAAGATAACACATGAATCTTTGTTAGTTCGTCTAGTAGACCGTCTGTTTCAATATCGAATACTGGCATGTTTACCATTTCCCATTTTTGCTTAAGTTTTCTTTGGCCCATAAAGGTTGAAGATTAGTGTAATGATTCGCCATTTTAAAATCTTCAGGGTTTTGTAAATCGAAACTGCACAAAGGTCTTATATGATCTATGTGCCAACCTTTAGTCCCGTGATTATTCCATGTCATAGGCTCTCCATTTTCAGGGTTAGGGTAGAATTGATTTTCAAGGTGTTTTATGAGTTCTTGTTTGCTACAGCCAACACTTTTAATAACACTACCCACCTTAATTTGATCTTTACGCCTTAAAATACCGTTTAGGTTTGTCCTTAAAGAGTGAGCAACTTTATATTGAGGGTTGTTTTTTAACCTTTCATAAAACTTCTGATTGTGCTTATCTTTGTATTTTTCATAGTGTTTCTTATCCCATTTTGCCTTTCTGTCTTTATTTCTGTTGATATAATCATTCTTCATTTTGTAAGCGCAAGAGAGGCAGTAGGATTTTTTATTGTTGTGAACCCTTCCTACGAAGTCATTAGGAAATAGTGATAAACACTTTATCTTGTTGCATTTCGAACAGCACCTCTTGTTAAAAGAATACAACTTTTTCCTTACGTGATTTTTCATCCACATATCTGGTGAGTTTTTGTACTTTAAGCAGCTTTTACACACACCTCTCCTGTTTCCAGATTTATCAGCAACAGAAAAACAATCAAACCTTTTAGTTAATTTACAATCCTTACACACCCTTTTAATGATTTGACCCCCTATTGTAATATCACCTTTCATTATATAACCTCTCTTAGTGTAAACGTATCATAGTTGAACCGCATCTTACCTGCTGCACCTTCCTCAGATGATGGACGGTTCTTCTCAATCTTGAGATACGTTGTGTTTCGTTCCTGTAGGTCTTCAGCTTCTTTGTCACGGTACAAGTCGATGATAACTGATGCACGTTGACCAATCATCTTACAATACTTGAAGTCACCGTTCTCGTTAGTGTGACCAATGCTTACGATACCTACGTTTAATTCTGCTGCAAGTTTAGACAGGCGCACTGACAAGTCAGCCAACTGTTGCTCTTTGCTTTCCTCAGACGATCCAGAGATTACATCTTGGATAGGCTCAAAGAAGATAAACTTACAACCACATGCCTGACTAAAGAACCTAATTTGGTCAATCAAATCTTCAGCACTAGCACCATCACCCAAGAAGAACTGATAGAAGTTTTCATCCTTAGTGATGTCTTTGATAGCTTGCACTACATCATCACCACGGTTCTTTAGGTCAATCAAATCCCTACGTGTCAGATTGTCGTTCAGGTGGTACGACACAAGACCAAGTAGTGACCTTAGTTTGGTTTCTTCTAGGTGCCATGCAGCAATCGGTATGCCCTTCTGTAGCATGTTGTATTCTAGATACCGCATTAGTTCTGTCTTACCGATACCTGTAGGTGCTTTGAACACTGTAAAGTGTCCCTGCATCAAACCAAGTATCTTGTCATCCAATGCCTGAATACCTGTCTCTACATAGATATGTTCTGGCGTATCGTGGTACAACGACAGAAACTGATCTGCAGTGTTTAGGATATTCTCTGGTGTATACTTCTTAGCGTTCCACCATGCACTCTTGAACTCTGCTTGCGCACCATTCTGTAGAAACTCATTAGCATCCTTGTATTTGTCATGTGGTACACGATAGACCTTGTTAGGGAATAACTTAGCCATACGATCAGCAAGAGAATTACCTGCATCATCTGTATCGACAGACAGGATGATCTTCTCAAACCCATCTAGCCATTCCTTACAGTTCTCCCAGAGCTTCTTAGATGGCGTAGCAGAGGGTAAAGACACGACAGGGTTAGTGTAGCTGCTCTTAAGCATTTGTGCTACTGACAGGGCATCTAGTTCGCCCTCTGTTACCGTTACCATCTTAGACGATCCAGATGTAAACAGGTTCATGCCGAACAGTTCATCACCTTTGAAACCATCTTTAGTGTAAAAGGCTTTCTCGTCTAAACGACGAACTTTAATTCCACCGCTGGGGTATACATACTCTTGGCGGTCAGGGAATGTCTTTACGCCATAATCTTCCATTGTCGTAGCATTGATACCACGCATGGATTGATAACGACCATCATCCTTACTTTCTATCTTCTTTGGTGTATAGTCAATTACTGCCATATCATTCCAATCATTATTCCCACTGGTGGGGTATTTCTCTTTTGCCCAAGCGAAGGTTTCTCTCTTCGATGGGTAGCCTTGGTTGCAAGCGTGGCACTTCCCATAACCATCAGTGTTGTAACTGAAAGCATCAGAAGAGCCACACGACACATAAGGACACGGTTTGTGTGCTAGTTCTGCCATGTGACTCTCCAGTTTGTTTATGACTTACGACGAGATTTGAACAATACGTTCTTATCACCTTCGCTTGTTAAGGTATCAAGTTGCTCACGTTGTCTACGCATAATGTATAATGTCGCATCAGTCATATTATTAACACCACCTTGGAACTTAGCCATGTTCTTTTCAACAAACCGTTCTGCATATTCCATATTACGATCACAGATAGAACCTAGTGCCTCTTGTTCACCAAACTCATTTGTGTATGGTTTATCCGCAATGTTGATAAATGCTTGTCGTGCAACATAATTCTTTGCGTCTTTGATTGAATTGCCGCCACGTTTGATTAACTTCTTTGCGTTACCTACGGATGGTTTCATGTCCAAATCTAGACATTGTTGCTTTGCTGTGTTCCATACTGCTGAAATAGTTGTCATATCGGGTCTCCTAGTTTACAACTTTAAGTTCTGGTTTCTCTGTCAAGAAGTCTTGTAATTCTGGTTCTACAAGGTCTAACACTTCCTTTAACGACAAAAACCATTTTGCATAGTCTCTTGCGATACTTAATCCTACGTCATCTTGATCATACCCTTCCATTATCTTATCCAGAAGAACTTGTGCAGCATCTTCTGCATTTCCACTGTACCGCTTGCCGTACATCTGTGCGATACCTTTAATTGCACCCATAGCCTCTGACACATTGTAGTCTGGTACAGTTGGCATGGATGCCTTACGTTCTTTTACTTTCTCCGCTGCCTGAAACGGCGTTATCTTTCCCTCATCTAAGTCAGTATTTACATCATTAAACTCAGGCAATGTTCTAGCATCATTGTAATTGGCCTTAGTCTCATTTACCTCTGGTGCAGTCATAGGTTTATCTGACGACACAATTTCTTCACGTAATTCCTCTGGGGCAGATAAAAGTGCTTCGTGTGCCTCTCTACTGAAGTTTTTAGCACTGGAGTGCCAATTACTTTTAATGTACCTGTTCAATTTTGAAGCATAAGAGTAAGAAATTGCACAATCACTGGAAAACTTACCGACAAACCCAGCCATCTTGTTGTTTTCTGACAGGTAAATATCAGCAGCCCTATTCATCCATTCTAGTTTACGATGGAAGGCACTGCCCATATCAACATCAGCTTTCTTAAAACCCTCGACGCACTCATGCCAGTTGTAAACGACATCAGCAGATGCCTTAGCCATAAGTTCATCAAAGTATTCGTCATCATCCATACTTATGTTTCCTTCTATAGTAGTAATAGTATACATAAGACTAAAACTTATGTTTTACAAGGGACACTTGCTTATAAGTGCTTTTTGTTGATTTAGTAACATCACAAATTGTTACGGATTTTTTCGAGTGCTGCTTTTTCGTGTCGTGATACCCACATTTTGTTACGACCCATATGAACACCTACATCATCTTGTGTAAGGTCATCCCAGTATCTCATACGAATGATTGCCCACTCTTCTTGTGTTAAGTTACTAACAGCTACAGTTTGAACCCTAGCAAACCATTCTTTCTGTTCGTACAGGTCTTCTGTCGATGGTGCTTGCGACATATATTCCTCATACTCAACAGCATCAGCATACAATGCTTGATGTAAGGCAGTAGCAGTCCAACCATCAACATCATCATCTGCACTCATTGCCTTGGCTTGATGTGACTTAGGCACTTTGACAGGTGATCTAGACAGATTGTAATACTCATTCATCACTGCTTGTGCATGAGAATACAGCAGGTTCTTGTCAGTTTTACCTTCTGCGACCATTTCTAACACTTTTACGACACCTTCAGACACTAGGTCGTCATACTCTTGTGGATCGTTATATTTCCTCGCTAGGGATCGACACATTTTCATAATATTATCGTTATCCATCGTCATTCTCCACGCAAACTAATTGCATTTGTTCTTTTATCTGCTCTTCATACAATTCAAAACCATAGAAGCAATCATACATAGATTCGTATTCTTCTATAATTTCCACTGAGGGGACACCTTGGTACGCCCAGACTACAACTAATAACCAATTCATTCGTCTTGATCCATCAGTGCTGCCCAAGATACAGGATACAGCTTCAGCATTTCACCATAGATCACAGAGGCTACAATGCGTGTCTCTGCTTGTGTATCCTTGGCACAACGTAACTTACACATGTCTGCCCATGCATCTAGACTTCCAGACCAATACCATGAAGTCATCATGTTCTGTGGTAAGATGGATCGTGCCTGTTCTGGTGAAACACCTTCTTTAATCATCATTTCATATGTCGTCAGTGCATTACGTAAGGTAGCATGGAACATCATCTCAGCCTCTTGGCTAATTTCCATCGGCCCCCCTGAACCCTGCTTAGAGTTTTCAGGTTTCTCACGCCAGTATGGTTCATAGAACTGTGGTTCATGTGTTTTGTATCTACGGCTCACTTCGTTGATTCTCAGAAATTTATGCTTAACAAGTTGTCGTGCTACAAACACAGGTGCGTCAACTTTAAACGTGGCGAAAGCGTGTCCAAATGGGGACGTATGCTTGTGCTTGGCTAGGTAGTTGATTAGACGGATGTCCTTAGTACTGAGGGTACGATGTTCCCCTGAGTGTATCTGACCTACCCAATCTGAGCTGCTGTTATAGGATACTCGTGCGCTGTTGACCACTGTAAGGTCATCACCCATGCTATCCACTAGCTGCACATTGATTTCACCCTTTTTCATTAGGCTGTTCTCCTTTGTGTTTACGTTTTCTGTCAGGGACAGGTTTCTTTTTGTCGGGTACTACCCTTGGTTTGTACTTAGGGTGTCTAAGTGCTTTTGCAATAGGGTTTGGTCTTTTTATTTCCATTCCTTTCTCACTTTCCAGTAAACCCAACACTCTGAGCAATGGTCTTTACCTATGAGCAGGTCGATTAACCACACTAGGTTAGGTCTCTTGTCCTTTTTCCACTGCCAGTTACGAGCAGAGAACGTCTGGTTATTACTGCCCCCTAGTATTACGTTCAACAACACAGATAGGGCAGTGATTAGTCTAAAACAATATCTCGTTATTTTCATCGTATGGACTCCTGTAGTAGCCTTTAGCCATGCACTCTTTGCGTGGGTCTATGATTTCTTCTAGGTCATCTAATTCCGTTGTGGGGATCAACCCCATCATCATTAGTTCATTTTCCATCTGGGGCGGTATAGAATACGTGTGATCCATATTTCCCTGTCTCCTTAAAGTGTTTAGCCCAATAGGGTTTGACGTAGTTTGCATGATAGTGTGTAGCACCAGATGTAATGTCAGGTACAGTACCATTCAAGACATCATACGCAACTAATGTTGCCAATGCCCATGCACGAGGTTCTGTTGGTTTATCAGATTTTCCATCGCAGTACCATGAGAACTGGCATTTGTGTTTACCCTTTTCGTATCCCTGCTTAACGACATCACAGACATTGTTGGGGTATCTATCGGACATTACACGGTTCATTACCACATGGGCTACTGCATATTGTCCGATAGTATGGTCACTACGTGCCTCGTGATACACATTCATCGCAAGGCACATGAGAACACTGGTCATCATTGGGTGATACCTACCACTCGTGATGGATCGAAAGAACGCCACTGGTCTGTATCAAGATCGTGAACGACAATCACTGATGGTTCACCGAACTTTGGTTTCTCTGGGCGTGGCATGACTGCGTTCATAGACCGCCATGATTCGTCCTTCTTAAGAAATGTTACACGGAATGGGTTGTCGAACCCGATTTTCTCTAGTGTTTCTAGTACGTTACGCTTTGACTTGAACATGTGATTCTCCTTTACTGTTCCTGTTTAAGACTATACGGAATAAATCTTTCTCCGTCAAGTGCCTTTAGTTCAAATTCGCAAGTTTCTTGCAAGTGTTCTGCACGTAGTAGTGCAGCCACACGACCATACTTGCGACCAACCCATAGGGGTGTAATGGAATGGTCTTTGTGTAAGATAGATATGATATAGTGATTAGTCATCGTATCCATAATCTTTTTCTCCGTAAGGCTGTGTTTCGTAACCATTGAGATATGCTTCCTTTTCAAATTGTCCGTATCCATAACGTAGGCGGGGTTGACGACCATAATATGCGTCCATTGCACCTACTTCGTATGCTTCCTGTGTCAGGTCTTCGATCATGTCTTTTACTTTAGCCATGTTTCTTATGTCCTCTTCTGTATAGTAATACCATTGTCCGTCTTCACCTACATATGCTTCTCCAACTTTCATTATGATTCTCCTATAGCTTTACGTCTGATTGATTCGTACTCTACATCATCCAGCAGATTAGTCAAGTAGTCTTTTATGACCTTTACGTCATCCTTCAACTGGTCAATATCGTTCTTGGCATCTTCCAGATATTCAAACAGACTCTTAAGTTTGTCTTCTTTAGTCCACGAGAAATCAGAACTGTGGTTTACGTTGATCCCACGTTCAGCATCCTGACGAGATTTCTCTGCACGACAAATAACATTGTGTAGGTCACTGTCGATCTCTTTGATTTGCTTGATGATGGTTTCCATTTTATTTTCCTTTCCTAATTTCCACTGCGGGGGTCTAACGAATCAATACCATATTTCCACTGTGGGGGTCAACTCTTAATTTCCACTGGAGGGGGTATTCCTTATTTCCACTGGAGGGGTACTACCCAAAATTCCAGTCGTATATCCGAATTTGCCCGAATCAATACGAAAGGGTAGGTTCGCTATACCAAAGGGTAGGTCAATAGTACGAAAGTATAGGTTGACAGGATATTTGGTATATATACCGATTCGGGTAGTGATTCGTATATCCGAATGTGCCGTCAATATCTCAAAAGTATAGTTGACAAGAGAATCAGGATAGTGTGGTAAATTTACTACATGATTCGTATGAATTTGAGATTGACTCGATTTAACGCTTGTAGAATCGCTTGCAATGGTGCAGCCGATTGATTCGGTATACAATTGTTTACAATTGACTCGCATAGTTCGACTCCGTTCAGAATCCGACAAAATGGAATCCGAAATATTGTTATTTGATTCGATTATGGCAAAGCTGCTAGGAATCGTGTCAATTGCAATTTTTGCAATGCAGCCATGCATTTAATGCATAGTTCTTTTGTTCTGCTTTTGTTTCATGCTTTATAATATATATATAATTTTTTGCTAATTGTTTGACTCTTGCGACGAATCGCTGCAAGGTAATTTTAGAAACAAATTAATGGAGTCGAACTTATGAAAAATTTTGTCCTACAAGCTGCAGCTTTTATCGTTTGGTGCTTTGTGCTGGTAATCATTACTTTTGCGCCATTTATCTTTGATACCGCAGAAGCTATTGCGGCAATGCTATGTGCTGCAATTGCAGCGTTTGGAATCTTTACTGTAATGTTTTGGGAGTCAATGTAATGGTTAATCAATTGACCAAAGAAACAGCAACAATTCCAAACTTGATCAAGGTAGCAGAATACTATCTTGAAACATCAACGGATGAAAAAGAGATAGAGAATCTTAAATATTGGATTGCTTACTTTAAAGAACAACAGAAAAACATGGAGTCGAAATAATGGCAATTTATAATGGATATAAAAGCAAAGCTGCAGCTAAACGTGATTTAAAAGCTGCTGGTTTTAATTTCTCAACAGCTTTGGGAAAACCAGAGTCTAGTCCAAAGCTTGTTAAAAGTAAGCTGGTAAATGTTTTATCTGCGCCGCACAATTTGTCACCAGCAAAAGAAGCTGCAAAATATTATAAAACCAATTGGAATCTTTGTGCGCAAGCTTCTGCTGGCTGTATAGAAGCTTGTTTGCATACTGCTGGTAATCCGATTTATTTAGAAGCAAAGATTAGGGCAAGATTAGAAAGAACTAAAGCTTTTATGACAATGCGCAAAGCTTATGTTGCGTTAATGGCATTTGAACTAGAAGCTTTAGAGATTAGGGCAAAGAAGCTTAATATGATTGCAGCTTGGCGTCCTAATACTACAAGCGATTATCCGTTCCATACTGTCGGATTAACTGTAAACTATAAACCAGTTAAAAGCTTAATCCATGCTTTCCCTAATATCCAAGCTTATGACTATACAAAGATAACAAAGAAAGCTTTGCAGTTTAGTGCTGGTTTATTGCCTAGCAATTACCATATTACTTTTAGTAAATCAGAATCCAACTGGCTGGATTGCATGAAAGTATTAAAAGCTGGTGGCAATGTTGCTGCTGTCTTTGCTGGTCAATTGCCCGACTCCTATGCTGGTTTCAAGGTAATCAATGGTGATGAATCGGATGCTAGGTTTCTAGACAAAGCGAATGTGATTGTAGGACTAAAAGCAAAAGGTAAAGCTAAACATGATGAATCGGGATTCACTATTAGAGAACTGGAGTCAGTGTAATGGATAAGGCGCAAGTATTAGCAGAGTCGTTTGGATATAGTGACTCTTTCGATTGTCTGGAGTCGTCAATGTTTGACTCCATAGCACCAGCAATTTGTATGAATCCTAATTGTGACTATACGACAGAACTGGAACCAGACTCGACTCGTGGGTTTTGTGAATGTTGCAATACTAATTCTGTCGCAAGTATTATGGTGCTTTGCGGCGTAATTTAAGGCCACAGAATAGCGTTAAAGCAATGAGGCGGGGTAATACCCGCCTTTTCTTTTGCCCTATCCAGCGGGCTTTATATTGGCTGTCTGGACATATGTTATATTATAACAATTTCAATTGCTTGTTAGTCGTTTGAATTTAAACAAGCGTTTAAAATCTTAAATAGTCATTTAGTAAACGATTCGTATGGGTGCTGCCGATTCGCCCTGATTCGTCAATGATTCTTTTTGATTATACCCAAATTAATACCAAAGTGTTGCATTTATGTCACATAACGACAGAATGATCACAAATTGTTACAAAATGTAATTAGGTGTTGACATTTGATGGGACCCTCTGTATAATACACAAATCGATTCGGTGCGGGAG